CCTCCTTGGCGTTTCATATACTGTTCTGTTGAGAGATGATGGGAAAATTCATGGAGTACACCATCAGTCCAGTGCCAGTGATGATAACGATTACGCAGAAGTCGGATTGTCGATAGTCTATAAACATAGCTATCGCATCTTCCTCTTAGTTTCCATTCCAGCACTGGTGCAGAAACATGAAAGTGTTTAGCAAGTATGCGCGTCATACGCTTCGCGTCTCTCAGTACGCTATCAGGACATCCCGTTATTCGTCGCCTCATTTGGGCTTACTCCTCCCCCTGGTTGCGCTTGGTTATTTCTGAATCTTCAACCTACGGCCGGTAAAACACTCCTGGTCGCCTTTATCGCGGATCTTTTGGTGCGAGCAATAGGTACTCCATCCCGATCAGCGTGGTGCGTCCGTGGTGATTACGCACCAAGATGAGGTACTTATTGTTTTCGAGTGTAACGGCCTCGATGGTGCCAGGTTGTCCATCGAAAAACTGCACCCAATGGGGGCTTGACGTTTCGAGTTCCGGCAGGAGCGATACTGAGCGATTAAGTAGTTGGTGTCCGCTGATTTTCATGGTCTATTCCTCCCCTTGGTTATTTTGCTTCCCGCGTTTACAGACAAAAGACGATCAGCCCAATTAGGCCCATTGTCGCCATTGCCGCGCACAGCACAGCCAGCAAATCTTCTCCGACTGCGTTTACCTCATCGTCGACCATTGCGGCGAGCGCGTCACTTCGGCGCCGAAGCTGCATGGCGAGGATTAAGTCGGGGTGCATTTTTTTGTTTTGTCTCATGGGTGCGTCTCCTTCCTGGTTTGATCTCAAAGCAAAAAAGGGGGAGCCTTCCGGCTCCCCCTTCCGGCTGCACTGTGGCTAGGCCACGGTCTGCATGAGTTTTCCGGCCAGCGATTCGATCTTTACACGCTCGTCTGTATGCTGGATGCTGCGAGCGTGGGCCGTCACTCCCTGCACGATATCCCACAAGCTCCGCGCTTGCCCCTCTTCGGCTTGCGCGGCGGCTACGGTAGATTTAGCCAGAGAATCGGTGAAGCCGCGTTTCTTAAGCCACGCGCCCCAGCCTTCCGTCTGCTTCTCGTTTGCCCTATCGGAAGCTGGCAATTCGTACGCTTGGGCTCTGGCGATCTGCTCGGTAAGGACTACGGTTGTTTCGTCAGCGTACCGGCTGAGGTAGCGAGCGCCTTCATGGGCAAACCTCTCCGGGGCTCCTCCGGTGTGGCGCACCTTGAGTTCTTGCACGTTCGTTGCGCCCCAAATAATCCGGTTGTCGCAAACGTAGCGGTAGAGAAACGTCGCAAGGCCAAACGTGCAGGCCCCTACTTCAGAGTTCCATGTGTAGAACCCGCGATACAGTGTCTCCCCGCCTACCTCGATAGGGTTGCTCGGGTCTACTAGAAAGATGAATACGTCACGGTCTGACGCATAAAGGGTAGTAGCACGTTTCGGATCTCTCGCCGCGTAGGAGGCTGACGGTATCTGCCAGCGTCCAGACTGGTTCACGCGGTCAACTGCCGCTACCACGTCGGCATCCCAGATCCGGCCATAACTGGTCGAGGTCATAGCGCGGAGTCTGTGTTCTCCGTTCGATTGTGCCAGGCTGAGAACATTGTCCCTGACGGGCCGATGTTCCAGGCCCCATTGCAGATTGATTGCCGCAAGCTCGGCGGGGAGCTGCCGGAGATAGGCGCCGGGGGCCTGCGCGTACTGAGCGAGTTGGCCGAAGGCAAAGTTTGTCGGGGTCAATAATCGTTCGCCTTGGGCTCGGTCGTAAACTTTGACCGATAGCTTGTTGTCGGCGGCGGGGATAATCTCGATCTCTGAAGGTTCTCCTTGTACCGTCCATGACTCTCGGCGCCGTTGCCGCACAGCGTCGCCTAAAGACTCAAGGGACAGATAGCGCTGGTCGTTCGGTCGAGAGCGCCATTCCTCCGAGGCCCTGGTGATATTCTGCGTCAATGATGTTTGCATGATGATCTCCCTCCTACATACAAGGCGTGTAGGTCGCGCTTCGGAATGTAAGATGGAGTATGCTCCTTTAGGGAGCAACTGTCAAGGGGGTCCACAAATATATTTCCGGTGGGGTTTGCGTTTTGGGGGGAGAGAGAGTAGAGAGATTCCGGAGAGCCCATATAGAGGGAATTGACGCTGTGGCTAAGAATAAAGATAACAACGGTACAAGGTCGGCTCGGGTGCTTGACCGTGAAGCGGCACTAAGAGATGCAAGGCGCGGGTTGCGGCCTGGTGAGATTGCCGCCAAGCAAGGGGTGCAACGCACTACAGTATGGCGGTTCCTTGTGGCAAACAAACATGAGATAGAACAACACGCAGACTTTGTGAGTCGGCGGGCCGACCTACTGGCAGGCATTCAGCGGCAAACCCTGAGGGTGCAGCAAAAGCTTGTGGAGCAGATAGAAAGGGATTTGGATAAGGGCGTTACAGGCGCACTGAAGCCTAGTCAAAAGGCGGTATTGCTCAATGCGCTTAACAATGTGCAAGGTACGGTTTACGATAAGGAGCGGCTGGAGCGCGGCAAGTCGACATCTAACGTTTCGGTTCTTTCTAGAATGATGGATCAGTCCGTCAAGTCTATTCACTCGCGTAACTCGCTGAAGAGATTAGAGCCTGGAGCTGCAGCAAGTGGCGAGTCTGCCAAAGACTAGCCACTGTTACGCCTAACCGTTTCCTGTCCGGCAAGGGGGGAGGGTACGGGGGGCGATGTCGGCTGGTGATGTTGTTCAGGTCCCGCGCACCGTGAACGAAAAACAAAATAATTTTTTTATTATAAAAAAAAGAGCGCAAGCGCGTCGGCGGTTTTTGCGATCGAAGGATTGTGTGATCGACAAAAACGGATTTGTCGGCAGTCATGGTATTTTGGTGGGGCGGTCGATGGGGTGTGTGAAGGACGGGTTTGACGGTTTGCCGTTTGTGATGCCGTTTGCCGGTGTGTGCGAGAGTGAGGCGTTGGTGTTGCAGTTTTTGTATAAAGACTATGAATTGAGGATGGGGATGCGAAGCGCGTTACTGGAGTATATTTTTCGATGTTAACGGCTGAGCAGCAAGCGGAAATGGATCGGTGGGTGTTGGAACCGCTGTACTGGGCGAAGCGGTTTGGCGGGAGCGACTTTGATCCGTGGTCCGGGCAAGAGGAATTGTGGGTGGAGTACGGGAAGTTGTTAAACGCGAAGCTGAAGCGGTATGAGGGGTGCGAGCTGACGCCTGAGGAGAAGGTGTACGCGGAGAAGATGGGCATTTCGGTGATGGCTGGTCAGGGGTTAGGGAAGGAGCGGTCGGTGGCGTTGATTGGGCTGCATTATTTGTTTTGCTTAAAGGCGTATCGCCCGAAGAGTGTGTGTACGGCTCCTGCTGGTCCGACGTTGTTTTCGACGTTGTGGCCTGAGTTCGGGAAGGTGATCGACGGGAGCGAGGAGTTATCGGAGTTATTTGCGAAGCAATCGAATCGTATTTACTTGAAGGAAGATGTGAAGTGCGGGGAGTTCATGCGGATTGAGCCTCGCACGATTCAGCCGAACGCGAAGGAAGAAGATCAGGGGGTGGTGCTGGCCGGGATTCATGCGTTAGGGGTGTTGTATTTGGTGACGGAAGCTTCTGGGGTGCCGGAGGCGGTGTTCAAGCCGATTGAGGGAGGGCTGACAGATCCGTTGTCGATGATAATTATGATTTTCAATCCTACGCGGCGTGACGGGTTTGCGGTGCTGTCGCATACGACGTATCGGAAGTATTGGGTGTGTGTGCAATGGTCTGGGCGGAAGTTGAAGGCTGAGCGTCGGGCGAATCCTGGTCGGTTTACATGGTTTAACGAGAAGGCGCAGGATGCGCTGATTGAGAAGTACGGGGAGGATTCCGACACGGTTCGGATACGTGTGGACGGGATGCCGCCTCGTCAGTCTGCGGATACGTTGATTCATTATGATTCGGTGGTGGCGGCGAGGGAGCGGAAGGTGGAGTTACATGAGTTAGACCCGTTGTGCTTGTTTTTGGACGTGGGTGGAGAGGGCGATGATCCGAGTATCCTGACGGTGATGCGTGGGCCGGTGGTATTGGAGCAGGTGGAGTATCAGCGGAAGGACGGGACGGAGTTGAGTCTTGCGGTTGCCGGAAAGTTGCACGATCATTTGGCCGGGTTGCCGATGGATGTGCAGTTTGCGGTCGGGGTGGACATTATCGGGATCGGGAGGAGTGCATACGATCAGTTGGCGAACGTGCAGCGCGTGAGGAATTTGTATCGGCTGGACGTATCCGAGGAGCCGTATGATACGCGGCGGTTTCATCGGATGCGCGATCAGGTGTTGTGGGAGTTGCGTGAGGGGTTCATGGGTAGTCGGGAGGTGGTGTTGGCGTTGGAGCAGGCGATGGTGTCTGATGTCGACACGTTGTTTGCTGAATTGACGACGATTCGGTGGGCTGAAGTGAACGGAAAGATCAAGGTGCAGGGGAAGGGGTCGACATCGGGCATTCCTGGGGTCCGTCCGTTGTGGAAGAGTCCGAACCTGCTGGATTCGCTGACGGGTGCCTGGTGGCTGTATAAGCATTGCTGTTCGCGGTTGCCTGAGGGGGTGCGGCGGTCGAGGAAGCGGTTGTTGCGCCGTGAACGGTCGGTGAGCTGGAAGGCGATCTAGAGAAATTGACAGGGTGCGGTGATAGCCGTATATTTACGGAAAGTCTGAGGGGGTGAGGTGATAGCCGTATATTTATGGAAAATCTGGGGGAGGTGAGCATATGGCGAAGCGCAAGTCCGGCAAGCGCAAATGCTGAGAGGATAATCTATGCGGCTTGACAGTTCGCATAGTTTAGATTTTTTGGTCGCCTCGTTGCGGTCGAAGATGGAGACTGACGAGGCTGTATTGCGGCGCCTTCAGCGGTTTGCGTTGGAGGCGACCACCTCTCCGATTCGGCTGCAGTACGAGGCCGAGGCGTCGGTCAATTACCAGTACATCGAGAACGATTTTTATACGGATGAGGAGTTGGCTGAGTTTGCGGAGCGCGGCCAGCCTCCTACGAAGCGGAACGAGATCGCGCCGATTATTGAGCGTATTTCCGGTCAGTTCATTCAGACCCGCCAGATTGCCACATTCCTAGGAAGAAACACGCCAGCCGACGATCAGACCGGGGCGATCGCACAAGACGTGCAGCGCTGGGTTGATCAGATCAATTTGTACGAGTTTAAGGAGCAGCGGCTCGCGTGGCATGGGCTTGTCGGCGGGGTGGGGTGGGTGAAGTCGTTTCTGAAGCGGAACGATCTTGGCGTACAGTATCAGTGCGATAAGCTGCTGAATCCCTTCCATGTGTTTCTCGACCCGTTTTCAGTTGAATACGATCCGAACGAGGACGCGAAGTATATCGCGGAGGGATCGTGGATGGACTTGGAGGACGCGATTGCGATGTGGCCTGACCAGGAGAAGGCGCTGGTCGACCAGGTGCAATCATGGGAAGGGCTGGGCAGTCTTGCGATGTCTGAAGTCTCGCGGTCATTGCAGAACGAGTCGCAGATCGGGACGACGATTTATTCAATTTCTGTTCAAGCCAGAGGGACGCGCAAGCGCGTCCGTCCGTTTGAGATTTGGTACAAGCGGAAAGTGCAAGTGTATCACTTGTTCACGCCTGACAATGTGCTGGCGTTGGCGATACCGCTTGACGCGAAAGAAGCGAGAGATGTGGTGAAGTCGCTGGGAAATAAGGTTGTGGCGGTGCCGTCGTATCAGGATCGAATGTATGTGGGGGTATTCCTGGGCAATCTGCTGCTGCACCATGATGTGTCTCCGCATGAAACGAATCTGTTCCCGTACACTCCGTTTTATTCAGATCGACGCATGAACGGTGCGCCATTGGCGCTGGCTGCGCGTTTGGTCCCGATTAACGAAGCGATCAATAAGCGCGAATCGAAATCGTTGGCGTTGCTGACGAATAAGCAGGTGATCGCGGAGAAGGGGGCGCTGGAGGACGAGGACGAATTTGCGTCTGAAATTGCGCGGCCTGACGGGGTGGCGGTTGTTAAGGACGGGGCGCTGAAGGATCAGAGGATTCTCGTTCGAGACAATTTGGATATTGGGCAGGCGCAGATGGCGCTGCTGCAAGAGGATAAGGACGCGATACGTCGAGTCAGTGGTCATGGGAACGAGTCGATGGGGATGCCGTCAGAGGTTCGATCTGGGACCGGCATTGCTCGAAAGCAGATGATGAGCAATTTAATCGTCTTGCCGGTGCAGAACAATCTGCGGCTGACGAGACATCTGCGAGCGAGGCTGTCGTTTGCGTACCAGCGGCAGTATTTGACGGAGGAGCAGACATTTCAGATTACCGACGACATGAACGCGGCGAAAACGGTTGCGATTACGTCGGGGTATTTGAACGGATTGAAGCAGCGCTTGTACGACATCGTAATTACGGATGCCAAAGATTATGCGGTGCTGCGCGAACAACAGGTGGATATGCTGTTGTCTGCATTGCCGCAGCTCGCGCAGCATGGGGCATGGATGGTGAAGCTGGGGATTCAGTTGAGCGATCTTCGGGAGAAGGAAGGGTTGCTTCAGATGATCGACGCGCAATCCCAGCCTCCTCCTGTGGTGCCGAAGGTCAATCTCACGATGTCATGGCCGGATTTGACTCCTGAGATTCAGGCATTTATGGCGATTGCGATTTGGCAAAATCCTGATTTAGCGGAAGCGATCATGCGGAAAGGCGACGATCCTGCGTTCCTGCAGAAGTTGAAGGCGACATTGATTGCGACACAAGTGAAGGAAGGGACGAGGGCGACGGTTGAACGCGGGAAGATGGATCTATCGGCGTTGCAGACTGCGGTAGAAGGCCGGTTGCAGTTACGTCAATTTTTGGAAAAATCCGTAGAACATGATATGAATGATGGCGATTCGCATGACATGGGAATGGAGGAAATGGCATGAGCAAGGCAGTCATTGAACCGGAGACAAAGGGATCGGAAAAAGCCCCCGATAGCGCGGAATTCGCTTCCGCTTTCTACGGGAAGCCGTCTGAATCCTTGTCTCTCCCTGATGGGAAGCCTAACGAATCTTCCGCCGCGCCAAAAGCGCCTGCGGACTCCGTTAAGGCCGACCAAAAAGACCCTTCTCAGGACAAGGGGGAGAAGGCGCCGAGTCAGACCGACGATCGTTCTAAGTCTGACGATACGAAGTCGGACGACAAGAAGGAAGAATCGTCCGGACATGCAGTTGCCGCACGTCGTCTTGGCGTACAGGTAAAAGACCTGGAGGCCAAGTTGCGTGAAATCATGGATCAGAACAAGGTCTTGCAATCGAAGCTTGACGGGACGTACCAGGAGCCGCCCAAGCCGACAGAGGATCAGATCAAGGCGCAAGCGGAATTCCGTGGTCGAGAAACGGCGAGTCGCAAGATCGCGTTCGATCTGTACGGCAAAGAGAAGGTGACGGAGAGGATTTACAAGGACGGATCGGAGTATGAGGCGCTGATTAAGGAGAAACCGTGGGTGCAGTTGCGCGTGATGCGTAGCGATGAGCCTGCGGTTGAGGCATGGCGGATTCTGGAAGAAGAATCGTTCATGTCGAAATACGGCTCAAACCCTGAGGCGTGGCGAGAAAAGATCGCTGCTGAAATCCGTCCGAAGATCGAAGAGGAAATTAAGGCGGCTCTAGCCAAAACGCCTACCGGCGGGGACGTGCCAAGCGTTACCAATGCTAGGGGGGATGGTGGGGCGCCGGAACGAGAGCGTTCATTGGAGGAAATGTTCTACGGGAAGCTGTCGAAGGCATGACCGAAGAGGAGAAAGTCATTCACCATGTTACGGAAATGGTGTCGCGTTTGACCGATGATCAGCGCGAACATTTTCTCCGTCATTTCAAGGGGGTGCTGACGGCCCTGGGAGGACTCACTGAACGATGCCTCTCGATTAAACCAATTCAACGCACATAAAGATCGCTGCCCTGCCAGCTTCGCGTCTGCGCCGTTGGTTGCTCCTTTTGATCTAGAAGGAGTCACAGATGGCAACAATCAATACAACGGTCCTTTCGCTACTCGACCATGCCAAACGACGGGATGCGAGCGGCAAAACGGCGAAAATCGTCGAATTGCTTTCGCAAACCAATTCAATCCTGCCCGATATTCCGTGGCTGGAAGGCAATTTGCCGACCGGACATCGGACGGTGATCAGAACGGGCCTCCCCAGCGTGGCCTGGAGACTGCTCAACTCAGGTGTGCCTCCCAGCAAGTCGCTGACAGCTCAGATCGACGAGCAATGCGGCATGTTGGAAGCGTATGCCGAAGTGGACGTTGACCTGTGTAAGCTCAACGGCGATGAAGCGTCGTTTCGCCTTTCTGAATCTTCGGCTTTTGTCGAAGCGATGAATCAGGAAATGGCGCAAACGGTGTTTTACGGGAATTCCGGTGTCGCGCCGGAAGAATTTACCGGCCTCTCGGCTCGGTATAGCGCGATTTCAGGCGCGACGAACGGCTCCAATGTGCTGAGCGGTTCAGGGTCAGGGTCCGACAACTCTTCAATCTGGCTGGTGGGCTGGGGGCCGAATACCTGCCACGGCATTTTCCCGAAAGGGTCGATGGCAGGGCTTCAGCACAAGAATCTCGGTGAAGTGACGATCGAGAGTGCAGCCGGTATGGGCAACGGGAACCGGATGCAGGCGTATCGAGATCATTGGCAATGGAAGTGCGGTATCGCGTTGCGCGATTGGCGCTACGTGGTACGCATTTGCAACATCGACATTTCAAACTTGGTCGCAAAATCATCGGCTGCTGATTTGATCGAGCTGATGATTAAGGCCATTCATCGGATTCCGTTCTTGGAGTCCTGTACGCCGCGCTTCTACATGAACCGAACGGTCTTTCAGATGCTCGACATCCAGCGCAGGGATGATGTGCAGACTGGAGGGCAGTTAGGGTATGTGGATGTTGACGGCAAGATGGTGAGGTCGTTCAGGGGCATTCCGATTCGCACCTGCGATGCCTTGCTGGAGACTGAGGCCACGGTTTCCTAAGAGTTACGCAATCACCTTCGCGTGAAGAAAGGGGTTCACTATGTACGTAGACTCTCAAAATCTAATTTCGGATGCTCAGGCTGTGTCAGCCGATGCGGTGTCCACGAATACCATCGACCTTGGGAACGTGACACCGAAGAACGAGATCGGATCGGGTGAGCCGATGTGTTTTGCGGTGCAGGTCGATGTCGCCGCAGACGTTGCGAACGGAGACGAAACGTATGTGTTCGAGGTTATTCAGTCAGCGAACGCAAACTTGTCGTCACCTGACATTCTGATGCAACGTGAAATTGCCAGGGCGTCTCTGACGGCTGGCAGTATTCATTTCTTGCCGATTCCTCCAGGGTCGGTGACGAAGAGATACCTGGGGATGAATTACAATGTCGGAGGCACAACGCCGTCAGTAACCGTGACGACGTTCCTGATTCCGATGAGTCAGATCGACACATTCAAGGCTTACGCAAAGGGTTACACGATTTCGTAACTCTTTCGTAGCGATTCATTTGTCCGTGCGCCAGACATCTTCGGATTTCTGGCGCACCTGCATAAAGGAGAGGCGATATGGGTATCAAGGTTCGCGCATTTGGAGGATTCGCAGGAGAGAGAAAGTCGGTCGGGTATTACGATTTGAAGCGCCGGTATCCTGGAGATGAGTTTGAAATCCAGTCTGAATCTGAATTCAGCCCGAAGTGGATGGAACGCTTAGACGGGCCTCCTGTCGGGCCAGCGGTTACGCAACTTGGGTCAGGAGATGAAACGGAAAAGACAGAAGAAAAGACCAGGAAAGTCTCAAGGGGAAAGCGAGGGTAATGACATGAAAACGGTATTTTTTGCGGTTTTCGCATGTATCTTAGCGATGTGTTCGATCGCTTCCGCGATCGAGCCTCGCTTCTCGTACAGGGCGGTCTCGTCGGATACGCTGGTCGTATCAGGAGCAGGATTGCTGCATACCGTTGCGTGTAACAGCGATGCTGCGGCTACGGCAGGGTCGATTATCCTCTACGACAACACAGCGGAGTCAGGGACCGTCCTATGGAGCTGGACGGTTTCGGCGGTTGAGTATCAACCGTTTTCAGTGATTCTCGATGCGGCCTTTGCGACCGGCCTCTATATCGGATATACGACAACGGCAGACGTGAATTGTACGGTGACGTTCAGAAAGAATAGTTAGGGAGGGCTTATGCCTGGATCGTTCACAATAGATCAGATACGCGATGCAGCATCGGCGTTTCTTGATTCCGTTGATATGGTGATCGACGCGCAAAAGACGGCGAAGGAAGCAAAGGTAAATGCGGAGAACGCAAAGAGAGATGTCGAGGCTTGTGCCGAACGCTGCCAAAGGATGATGCGGGATGCGAAAGCGTGTGAGGATACGGCAGCGAAGGTCAAGAAAAATGCCGAAGATATGGCGGTTGAAATCGAGGCTAAAGCCAAGGCGAAGCACGATCGCGTTATTCAGGAAGCGAACGCGGCGAAAAAGAAGGTCGACGAGCAGGTGGCTTCAGCGAAAGCTAATCTACTTGCGTTGAACGCGCAGATCGAGGCAGGGAAAGAGGAGCTTCATGCGTTGACCGAGAAGCTTAGCAAAGCCAGAGAGAACGTCCATCAATTATTCCTGGCTCACGCAGGGTAATCGTGGCGCATATATCGTTTGACAGAAATGGGTTGCACCAATTTGTCAAGCCTAATGCCGGAGAAGCTTTGCCGGTACAGGTGTTTGGCGGCGGGGTGGCCGATGGGGCGATTGTCGATGGTGAGTCCTCGATAAAAGCCACGGTCAAGGATTACGCAAACTCGAACCCGCTTACGGTTGTTCTTGTCGATACGAACGGCGATCCATACGTAGCCTCCGGCAGCGTTTCTACTCCTCCAGCCACATCTACACGCTCGTCCGTCAATGATAGCGCTACTGCCGTATCATTGATTGCATCCAACTCTGGGCGCAAAGGTCTGATTATTACGAATGACAGTAGTGCGCGATTATTTGTCGGACTTGGGACAGTCGACCCAACGACTACAGATTATACGTTTGTGATTCATGGTGGTCAGACATGGGAAATGCGTCCCGATGCGGTGTTCACTGGTCAACTCAAAGGCATATGGGAGACAGATCCTAATGATGGCGCAGCGCGTATTACTGAGCTTACTGCTTAGCGCGATTCTCTGTGGACATGCTTTCGCGCAAGGCGTAACAGCGGTTCATCCGGTCAAACCTAACGGCACGGCTCTCTTCCCTGCAGCTTTTGCTTCCGCCGACAATATCTCCAATCAGACCGCAACGGCAATCCACGGTTACATGATGGTGTACGACGGTTCAGCGTGGGACCGATGGACCGGCGCGGTGACGCAAGGCGGAACGTGGAATATCGGAACGGTTACGACCCTGACAGGAATTACTAATCCTGTGACGGTGACGGACGGAGCTGGGGCGCTCAATGTCATTGTGGATTCAGGCTCTGTAACCGCGAATGCCGGGACGAATCTGAATACTTCAGCCCTGCTAACGGCTGCTCAGCACGACGCCGCATTCGGTACGGCAGGAGCCGCAGACGCTCAAGTGCGTACAGTCCAAGGCATTGCCTCAATGACCCCGCTGCAAGTGCAGTCGAATAGCGCGAATCTTGCGACGGAAGCGACGTTAGGGAACGTCCTGACTTCATCTAACTTTGCTGCCGCGTTCGGGACTGCTGGAACGGCGGATTCTCAGGTGATGTCGGTGCAAGGCATTGCGTCCATGACGCCATTAACCGTTACGGCCACTAATCTAGATGTGCAAATCGGGGGTTCTGATTCCCTGACGATTGGGACCTTTCCTGATAACGAACCATTTAATGTCGCGCAATTCGGTGGATCTAATGTAGTGACCGGCGCTGGTGCAGGTGGCGCGGGCATACCCCGCGTGACGGTATCCAATGATTCTACGGTAACGGCCAATCAAGGGACCGCTGCTGCAACGACAGCAGGATGGCCGGTGATTAGTGGGACCGTGACACGAGGATCGGCGGCGTGGACTTCGGCGACGGGGGTGGATACCGCCGTTTCGGTTGCGGTCACGGGGTATGGTGCGGTGTTGGTGGTGTTAAATCAAACCACGACTCTGACAGCGGGATCGATCAATTTCGAGTACAGCGATGATGGCGGAGCGACGTGGTATGCCGCACCGGGGATTCAACAGAACGGGCCTTTTCAGTTAACTTCTTACGGATTTCAAGCAAACACGAAAGAGCAATTCCGTTTCAATGTGTCGGGAGCCACAAATTTTCGCGCTCGGTTGAATCCGGTTATTACAGGGTCAGGGACGGTCAATGTTGGCGTAAATGTTATGGCGATGCCATCAACAGAGCGTTCGATTGTTTCACAAGCTACGGCGTCAAATCTCAATGCTCAGGTTCAAGGGGCTGCGGCATCTGGGGCTACGAAATCCGGCAATCCAGTGCAGACTGGTGGTGTATTCAATACCACGCCTCCGACCGTGAGCAATGGACAAGCGGTGGAGGCGCAATATACGGCGCGTGGAGAAGCCCATACCGTGATTCGTGATGCCGCTGGAAACATTCGAGGGGTCAATGTCACGGCTGGCAACGCGCTGCAACAGGATGTGACCTCAATCGCGGGGACGGCGGTCGGGACTGCGGCGGCAGGCATTCAAAAAGTCGGGGTCGTTGGGAATGCGAACGGCGCGTTCGATGCCGCGAACAATGCGGCAGCTCCTGCAAACGTGCTGGTCGAAGGATGGGAAACCGCCACACAAACGACAACGCAACCCACAGCGGCCACAGCAGGCAATGTGCGGCGGGGTGTGGCCCGCACCGATGGGGCTCTCTATGTCGTTCCCGGTGGGCCAGTGCAATGGCAATGTAATTTGGGGGGTATTGGGACGACGCTCACAGAATGCAAAGCGGCACCTGGTGCAAGTTTGCGATTGTACATTACCGATATTGTGGCTGTCTCAACGACCACCACATCCGGATTATTCACCTTGCGGTTTGGAACAGGGACGAATTGCGGAACTGGAACGGGCAATCTCTTTTTTGCTTCCGCGTCCGCCACGCTTCCGAACGCTCCGAATAACGCAACGGGAGGGCCAGGTGCGACGATTATGAATTTTACGACCCCGATTGCTGTCACAGCGAACAACGCCGTCTGTGTACTTGGCGTGGCGACAAACACAACGAACATTCAAATTTCTGGCTATACGGCCCCATAAAAGGAGCGTTACTCATGTGGAGACTGATCATTGCGAGCTTAGTTAGCAGTTTAACCATCGTCACGGCGTTGAAGGTCATGGAACCGTCAATGGTGGAAGGTCAGTCGGTGCTGAATTGCAACCTCGTCCAAATCAACGGCGCGTCCGTCAACGGTTATAACGCGACACTGAAACTCAAGATGCTGGACGTGCAGAACAACACCGGACCCGCGATTAAAGCGGTGGCGACCGGCCAAGATCAAGCCGGTATTTACGCACAAGGACATAGTAACGGGCATGGCATCCTAGCCCTTTCAGCGGGCGGCGCTGGCGTGGGGTCTGGGTTGTTTGTCCAGGGCAACGACAATGGCGGAGATGGCGCGAATTTTCAGGGACGTGGCATTGGAACAGGGGCGCAATTTAACTCGCTCGGATCAGGGCCAGGTGCCTTCTTCCACGGAGCGGCAGGAGCCTCTGGGGTGGGCATTTATGGCGGCACGAATGGTCCGGGGCTCGACATTCTCGGCTCATTTGGGGGCGGCGATGCGATTGGGATGTTTGTCCGAGGCGGGGGAACCGGCACCGGCCTGGTCGTTAAAGGAGGCGATAGTGGCGGATCTGGACTCCATGCCGAAGGACGTGGGGCCGGACAAGGCATTGTCGCGTACTCGACCGGCTCGCACGGCGCGATGGTGTCCTCGTTCGGCGGGAACGGCACCGGCCTCGCCTTGAATGGGCATAATGGCAACGCGGCCATGATGTTGAACTGGCAACCGATGTTTGCACACTAGGAGACATTATGAAAGCATTTCTCATTCTACTGATTGCTGTGCTGGCTGGATGCACTACTGTTCACGATCTCGGTGGAGGCCGCTATATGGTCCCTCGCGTGGCGGAAGTGCGATCTCCATTTGGAACTAATGCCGGTTTTGTGATGCTGGAAACCTGTGATGGCATTCCCCACGATGCGTCATGGACTGAACCCCTGGCTGGCGCCACGGAGTACCGGAACTGTCAACCGTATACGGCATGGATTCCGATTAGCTCACAAGGTCAAGGGGGGCAGATTCTATCAGGGATTCTTCAGGCGGGAGCCTTGGTCGGAGCTGGGGCATTGATACAAGGACCGTCAGCAGCGGCATCCGTTAGTCAATCTATCGTGGTCAATCCCGCAACGAAGGGGAAACACTAATGATCGTCCATCTACTGGTGCTGTTGTTGCTGCTGGTGGCGTCCCCGGCTTGGGCCACGGTGCTAGTCACGCAAGACTGGGACTCCATGCCTGGTGCCCCCTGGTCGTTCGGTGGAGCTTCGACCACTATTGACGCCAGCGCAGGGAGTCCTAGCGGCGGCGGTGCGCTCAAAATTACCTGCTTCCAACAGACATTGACCCAATTTTCAACGTCCTGTGGACGAGCTGAAATTCCGGTCCCTGGGGCTCTAGACGAAGTGTGGTTCGGCTCATGGTCGAAGTGGTCGACTAACTGGGCATGGCATCCGATTGCGACGAAGTACGACTACATTTTCCAACAGCCAGATCCGGTCTGCGGACACAATGACAATCTGTTGCTGGCTAACTATCCAGGTTCGATTGGTGGTCCGTCAGGCGGATTGTTGCCGACAGCTCAAATGGTCTGGAACCATAACAATCCCGGCAGTTGTGCCATTCCTGGTACGTACAATATGCCGATTGTGCAGAACTTCCAGTTTGTCCCTGGAAACTGGTACTGGATTCAGCACCATGTCAAGGCAGGGGGCGCCGGAGCCTGTAACGGCATCTATGAGCAGTTTGTCGGAACAGCATCGACGGGGGTGACCGTTCGGGTGGTGTACGAACCGAACCTCTGCTTACGGAGCCCAAACAGTGCGGCTGGGTGGTCGATCTTTCAGCATTCACTCGAATACGGGGGAAGTGGCCCAGCCACGATTCCTGCGGATCAGTACCAGTGGCGCGATCATTTCGTGATGGCGACGACCCAGGCGGAAACGAATATGCCTGGTGGCGCTCCTCCGACACCGGATACGACTCCGCCGACCCAAGTGACGGGGTTGACGGTCACAGCGGTTTCATCGACGCAGAATAACCTGGCATGGTCGGCATCGAGTGATAATGTTGGCGTGATTGGTTATCAAGTGGAACGCTGTGCGGGGGCTGGATGTACGAACTTCTCTGCGCTGCAAAGCGTTCAAACGACAAGTTATCAAAATACTATTCCAGCAGCAGATACCTCATCCTACTTTCATACTCAAGAGTGGGAAACGCGGCCTGGAGCGCCGTGGAGTCATACATCGCCATCTATACCAAGTGTGGCCTGTCCTCCTAGCGGTGGAGCCAGTCCTGCCGGTGGTTGTGCGCTAGTGATGAATTTAGCGGCTGGAACTTATGGGACAAGTCAAAGCGGAGGGATTTCAGAGTATGCGTTCTCTCCTGGCCTCACTGAATTTTACGCTGGGCATTGGGTCAAATTTTCAACGCCTTATAGCTGGAACCCTATCCATAACAAAATAGACTACATCTTTGGTGACAATGGAGCAGGCGGTCTTTGCTCCACGTCCATAAAGCTAGGTTCTGGCGGCAGTCCGCTTGTGACGGAATCTACGTGCGATCCATCATTGGTCAGCAATAATATGGGCACCCTAACGATTTCACCTGGCACATGGTATTGGTTGGAAATTCATGCCATTGCCAATACGCCAGGGGTGTCCAATGGAACGCTGGAAATCTGGGTAGACGGTGCGCTGTATCTTCGCTATACCAATCGTCGTTTTCGTGAAACGAGTGCAGGATTTGTTAGTTTCAAGCATTCCCCAGAATGGGGCGGATCTGGCGGCACGATTGCCCAGAATCAGTTTATTGCTTTCGACCATACTATCTTATCTACGGCCAGGATCGGATCGCCGCAAGCATCGGCAACTCTCTATCGCTATCGCGTCCGTGCCGTGGATGCGGCTGGCAACCTTGGCCCGTATTCCCAGCCAGCCGATGTGACTACGCTTCCTGATGGTAGCGGTGGTGGTGGTGGAACGGGACCAATCACTTATAACGGTTTGCAATCCGCCGATTGCCTCTCGGCGTCGTCATGTAGCGCGTCCGTGACTGTGGCCTCAGGGAACAACCGTGTTCTCGCGGTGGTGGTCTATAGTCGCCACACGAACAACACCAATGCCTTTATCAATACCGTCTCGTATGGCGGGGTGAACCTCACGAAGATCAACGATGTCTCGGTCTGGAACGGGGTCGATACCAACATGCGGGCGAGCATTTGGCGGTTGATTGCCCCCACAGTGGGGACCGCCACGCTTGCCATTACAGCTTCAGGTTCCAGTGAATACTTGGGCTTCTCAGCGTTACCCCTCTACGGGGTAGATCAAACCGTGCCGGTGGATGCCGATGCAACGGGGTCCTCGCTGGCAGGGGCGGCCCTGAGCGCGACCGTTACCACCCAAACAGCCCATGCCCTTATTTTGGACGGGGCGCTGGGGCGTGACGACCTCGGCCTTACGGTCGGGGCTGGTCAAACCATGCTCCGTGACATCATCGTGGCTCCTGGCGCTAATACGGACGGCTGGGGCGTCTCGGTGGTCGATGATAAGGCGACGCCTGGGGCTGAAGCGATGAACTGGACGCAGGCTGGGGCGGTGCCGTGGGTACTGACCACAGCAGCCTTCCGTCCGGTCAGTGCCACGCCGACTGGCCCACCGACAATTACTGGCCTGACCCCTACTACGAAGGATGCGAGCCTCACGTTTGGGGCCGTCAAGCCAGACAAGGTTCGGTTCCAGACGGAGTTCGGCAGTGAAACAGTCTGGATCGCAGACTTGTTGACGAAAACAATAGTGGCCTCTGATTCATTAGATCGTGCCGATGGCGCAATCGGTGCGGACTACACCACGATCTCAGGATCAAGTGCAGTCCAGATCAGCTCACTGATGGCGCGGGTGCCTGCACTTGCAACGAATACAGGATCGGTACGAAACGATACTCTTGGGAACGATCAATGGGTGTCAATGGGCGTCCGTCATTTTACGGGTACAGTCGATCAATACCTCGTCCCGCTTCTTCGGTTTGATCCGGCCACAACGTCGGGCTATGCCTGCGTGTGGGGACGATACGGCGGCAATCCATATCTTGCGATCGAACGCTGGGATGGCGGTGTCCATACGGTCCTGGCGAGTCTCCCCTATACGAATCTGACGTATTTTTCTATTGGTATGACGTGTGAAGGTATCCAGCAGACGATCTATCTTAGGATTGACGGACGTGTGGTTTTGACAGCCACAGATTCCACCTATGCGTCCGGTAAGGCTGGTGTGTTTCTCTACGTGGATGTTGCCGGGAATGCGGCTGACTTGGAACTCCATGATCTTATATTCGGGTCACATAGCACGACCGGCACATATCATAAACCCCCAATCTCGGTGACGCGAGCCACCACGCTCAGTGATAATTTCAATCGGGCCAATGGGACGATTGGGGCCAATTACACATCGACTGGAGCCAGTTTTACGTCTACCGCCGCTGATCCATTTGAGATTAACGGGAATGGACTCCGGATGAATTCCTCGGCACATCCATTCTTTTTTTCTAATGCCATATCAACGACCCCCTTTACGGGGAATCGGTGGATGCAGTTGACGTTCACCAGTACAGGAAGCGCAGGTGATCGCTACTTTGCGTTGTGTGCCTTCTGTACAGCTAACTTCGGTGGTTATATGACAGGTGGTGGACGAGGAACCTATAACTATCAAGAAACCAGCCTTGTCGACGATTATTGGAACAACGCAGTCACGACCATCAATGGATATTATCAAGTGCCTGCTGATCCGTTCACACTTCGGATGGAAGTGATCCGACCCTTCATTAGAACGTATGTCAATGATGTATTAGTCCATACGGCAACCGACGATATACTTGACCCTGCCAGTTTCCCCTACGTGGGGTGGGCAGGATGGGTTGATCCTCCAGGTACGTCGGCGGACCTTCTAATGGACGATTTTTCTGCCGGAACGTTCTCAGATATTCGTGTGTGGAACGCGAGTGAAACCTTCCTGTGTGCGTATCCGCAAGATTCGGCGGGGAATGAGAACCCAGATCCTACCGCCAGTCGATGCAATACCCTTGTTGGATTACAAGTCACGGATACGACATCCCCTGGGATGAGCAACTTGTCTCCGACCGGCGAACTTGCCAGCAATATCACCACGGCAACCTTGCTGGTGACAACGGACGAGTTTGCCACGGTACGAGCCGATACGGTGGATCAAGCCTACGGCACGATGTCGTTGCAACTGGATACCCTGGACGGATTGCATCATTTCAAGGATGTGTCGGTTTCTGCGGGGAACAGTTACACGTACTACTTCAGGGCCCGTGACGGCAATGTAGTCCCCGGGCCAAATATCAGCACAGTCTCGTCGAGTACGTCGTTCAGCGTGGCGGCGATTGGTGGGGATACCACTGCGCCCACCCCGCCTACCAATGTGACCTGTGTGCCGGTGTCGCCGTCACAGGCCACCTGCACATGGGTCGCCGGAACCGACAATGTGGCGATTGGCGTCTACAATATCTGGATGTGTTCGCTGGTCGGATGCTCAAGTTACTCGCAGCTTTTCCAGACTGGGCCAGGAACCAGTTTGACGTTGCCGGGGCTGGCGTCTAGTACATTCTACTCACTGTATATTGTGAGTCAGGATTTGGCAGGGAATATCTCGACCAATTCCAATACGACCACGTTTACGACCCCCTCTAATACGGACCAGGAACCGCCGAGTGATGTATCTGGCTTTGCGGCTGCTACGCCGTTATGGAATTCCATTAGCTTAAGCTGGACGATTGGCACTGACAATGTAAGCGTTGTCGGGACGATATTGGAACGATGCTCAGGAGCCGGATGCACGGATTTCATGCACTATGTCACTACGCCGAACTCACAAGATTTTGTCGATACAAGCGTGTTGCCGTCTACTGCCTATCGCTATCGGGCTAAACATATTGACGGTGCTGGGAATGTGTCTAGCAACTACAGCGTGACGATAACAGCAACTACGCCTAGTGTGCCTGCTGACGTAACGCGAGGAACGTGCTTATGCCGAAGGAACAACAGATAAATGGTCATGCGTGGAAGAGAAAATGCCCGATGTGCTATCGAAGTATAGTCAAGCCTACGCTTGCGGAACCGTGGATCTGTTCGTGTGGATGGTCAACAGAGGACCGGAATAGGTATGCAGTTAGACCTAATACGGACATGCAGCAGCGATAAGTTCGGAACATTCGGGATTATTCGATTGGATCAGGTGCCGTTTGCGCTCACGCTTGAACCTCCGTGGGCCGACAATAAGCCGTTTGTCTCCTGCATTCCAACAGGAAGTTACGTTTGCAGAAGGGTGCTATCGAAGAGGTTTGGGGAGACGTTTGAAGTGATGGATGTTCCAGGCAGAACACGTATTTTGTTTCATAAGGGGAATACGGCTCAAGACACTGAGGGGTGCATTATCCTAGGGAGGGGGCTATCAGGATCTCCTCAATCGCCATCTATTTATTACAGTGATATAGCGATGTCGAATTTTTTGGAGCATTTGAAGGGCGAAGAATCATTTGTGCTTGCTATTTATGCTCCCCCTGCTACAACGGGAGGAGTTAAGGTCTGATGATGAACGATGAAGAATTCAAGGCCCATATGTGCAAGCATATGGATCAGCAAACAAATTTTCTGGAAACGATCGCCAGGATTGCTCAGACGTATGAGAAGCGCATTGAAGTTTTTGCCGGGGTTGCTAAGTTTCTCAAGTGGGCGGTCGGTGCTGTACTTGGAGGGCTAGGGATATTTGAATTCTTTATACGCGGCCACAAATAACAAGGAGTGAACAATGGACAATCAAGAGCAGGGGTTGCATGTCAAGGGATTGCTGAACTGGCTGGCGACAGGTGTTGGCGTTGGTATCACGACGTTCCTGACGCTGGCACTGTCTGATGGCATTCCTGACGGAGTGAAGCTGAAAGCTGCTGGCCTTGCTGCCGCAGCCTCGATGTGGAACCATCTGCGCCAGTCTCCGTGGGGAAAAAAGGTGGAGTGAGTCAGTATCGTGACTATATCCGGCATCGTCGAAGCTTCCGTTAATGCGTTCATTAAGATATTCGACTGGGCGACTGGCGGGAGAACGAAAGACAACAATGCACAGCGCAAATCGGCAATGTATTGGAGCGATGAGTATGCGAAAGCGATCTCAGCTAATGACGTTGCTCGCGCTAACGAGTGTTTGCGTGAGCTTGAGCGGGTGCGCCGAGAAGCGAGGGCCAAGTCTCCCTGACGGGAGAAGCTGCATCGTCGGCGTGATTGACGATAGCATGGCCGTGCAAGTAAGGCGCTGCCAGATAGATGCGAGGAGCGGAGATTTAATAGTCACAAGGGATTGCCTGCAGAATCATGTCGATGAAGTCGTCAACGAAGTGTCTAGGCTAACGAGGTAACTATGAAACGATTGGCTCTATTCCTCGCGCTATTTGTCGCGGTCATATTATGCTCCCAAGAGTCGCTTGCATGTTCGGCGTACTACGGGGAAATCCACGACCGTAACGGTCGCGCAATTTCAGGAGTTTCAATCACGATCACGAAAGCAGGGTCGTCAACCCCGGCAACGATTCACGATGCGTACCCTTGTACGAATCCTATTTCAAATCCGATGTCGTCGAATTCTGATGGTGCGTTCCTGTTTTATGCTGAGGACGGGCATTACGATTTTACCTATCAGAAGGATGGCGGCAGCATTGACCCTACGCTCAACGTGGCGATGTACGAACTGCCTCTCGGTGAGAACGTCATTTCCGTTTCAAGATTTCAGACAACCGACCTTACCGCTTCAACGGTCGGAGCTTTCGATCAAATAGGATCGAATGTTCGCACACTGATTATTTCCAGGCCGGTTTTCGCGTTAAACAATGATGAATGCCCTACAAACATTACGCTGGTCTTTGTTGGGACCGGCTCTCTCGATGTGGCAAACGGAAAAACGCTGGTTAGGAGTTGTCGGGCCGTCAATCTGACAGATCACGACGTATTTATCGGATCGGGCACGTATGACCATACGAACGGATCAGTGCGGAAAAGCGTTTGGATGGGAGCGAGTCAGCTATCCGTTGACGGGGTGCAATGCGCGAACCCGGCTCAGGTAACGCTGAATTCAGGGCCAAGAGTCCATACGATTATCTGCGCGGATAATGATGCGTCTACTATCTATGGAACGATGCGACTTCCGGCAAATTACGACGGCGGAAGTATTACGATGATCGCAACGTATGTGCAAACGGCTGCCGATACAAATGCGCTTCACGCCGATGTGTCGATGCAATGCAGGTCGAATACCGGAACGATAAACTCTTCATGGGGGTCGGAAGTTCCGATGGATATTTCGAGTGTGGCAGGCTCGAATGCGGTCAATGAGGTTCACAGCGGTCAGGTTACGCCTAACGGTGCATGTGGTGGAGGAGATATGTTGTGGTGGAGATGGCAGGTGGATGCAAGCGGGACGACTACGGCAATGGCAACCTTGCATGTCCTGGGGTTCACGATGCGCTACGGAGCATTTCCTAACTCTCCGTTTGTGGAGTAGCTATGCCTATTTGGAGTGCGGCAAACGATCTTCCTGGTGTCACTGGTGCGTCAGCCAACTTCACCTGCAATAGAGATAAGCTGATTCTGCTTGCCCACAAGCTCATTGGGGTGATTGAGGAAGGGCAGGCATTAAGCGGCGATCAGATTGACGACGGCATCAATCTGTTGGGCCTGATTGTTAGAGAGCAGGACGCTGCAGGAAGATGGAGATGGACGGTTGGAGAGGCAAAGCACTTATCTCTTGCGGCGAACGTCTGCCGGTATAGCGTGGACAACGGGCTACCGAGAAACATTGCTGAATTGCTGGAGGTTCATTACCGGAATGCGTATGGCAAGGACACTCGCCTTAACATTCTGAAGGCTGAAAACTACGAACGAATTGAAGATAAGATGCAGGCCGGAGAGCCGTGCGCGGTGTATTTATCTGAGAATATGTCTCTGGCGAATCGCGTTCTCTTTGTCTGGCCTCTGTTGTCGTCAGTGGTTGCCGAATCAATCGTCGGAGGAGATGTCAACGGAATTTTTAAGTGCATCTATCCGCATACCGGGGCGACGGTGAATCGTCCGACGAATGGACCGAATTGGCCGATGATGTGGGAAGAGATCGAATCAGGCGCAAGCGTTTCATGGGTCAACGGGACGACCTACAGCTCCGCGCAGCAGTTACGGCTGGTCTATCGTCGTCCGATTGCTGACTTTGATTCAGCGTCAGACATCCCTGACTTTCCGCTTGAATGGCCTCGTCAGATCCTTTATCGGCTGGCGTTTGACCTGGCCGATATGTACGGAATCCCAGGCGAAGAAAGACAGTTATTGATTCGGAAAGCGCAGGGAGCTGCCGACGATATTGCTCCGATGCAGAGGAACAAGAGCAATACCAAGCATAACAAGGCTCGTTACTTCTAATGTCTGAATGGAAAGAAATTCCGCTGTTGGCTCCCCCGTATGAAAGCGCAGAAGAGGAGCAGTTAGATCAGTGGGCGGCTACGGCAGTCGATCTTATTCCTATGATGATCGAGAAGCGTTTACAGATGATTAAGCGGCCTGGATTGCTGGAGCTGTTCGATCTAAATACGAATCTTGGCATTGACGGTTTGTACTGGTTTGACAAGCAAAACGTTGCCCTTGTTGTGAGTGCGGGGAGAGTGTGGAAAATTACAGATCCTACCGGATCTAGAACGGAATTGACCGGATCAACCGACCTGCGTATCAGCTCCCCGGTTTCCTTTGCAAAAGACGCGACAAAAGTTGTCATGGCTAATGGCGGGAAGATGGTCCACACGAATCTTTCCACGCTGACCACGATGGCCGATGTCGATGCGCCGACCGCTGTGACGCATGTGGCTGATCTTGACGGATATATCATTGCGAATGAGGCTGGGACCGGCAAGGCCAGGTTTTCTGCAATCAATGATATGACAGGATGGACGAACCTTGATTTCTTCTCAGCAGAGTCAGACCCTGACGATTTGCTGGCGATGAAGGTTGCATTCAGAGAAATCATTGCAATCGGCAATGAGTCTGTAGAGTTTTGGGCCAATGACGGGGTATCCCCGTTTTCGAGGATACAAGGATCTGCGCAGCCGTATGGGATCAGTGCGCCATACAGTCTCGCGCAAGTCGGGAATAGCTGGATGTGGCTATCGGACAGGCGCAAACTGGTCACGATGGAGGGGCGGCAGGTTGTCGAAGTCTCGACGCCATATGATCGAGTGATTCACAGCTATCCGTCCGTCAGCGATGCGGTCGGATATACCGTAGCGATCGACGGATTGCCTATTTATGTTCTGAATTTCCAGTCGGCACGTCAAACGCTTGCATTCAATTACGTGACAAAAGAATGGCACAAGTGGGGATACTGGGATAGCCAGCGCGGTCACTATCAACGATACAGGGGATTGTCCTACTGTTATGCAAAAGCCTGGAACCTGCATCTTGTCGGAGACTACGCGACGGGGAAGGTGTATGTCTCTCGCAGAGGCATTTACAATGATGCGGGGAATCCGATTCGATCTCTCCTGCGTACCGGGCACTTATCTCATGGTGCATCGTTCTCTAAACGATCTGAAATCGTGCGGTTGCGATGCAAGCGTGGGCAGGGTCAGCCGAATCAGATTGTGCCTAACATCATGATGCGGCGCCGAGTGAACGGGAGCGGGGAATGGGGGCAGGAGCGATGGAGGAACCTTGGCGCGATCGGAGAACATGATCTTCATGTGGAATGGCGAAACAACGGTGTGTATAAGACGTGCCAGTACGAGTTTTCCCACAGTGACAATTCTGATCTCGTCTTAATCGACGGGCAGGAGCGTTTAACGATTCTAGGTCGATAATGTCACGCTCGCTTAGACAGCCTCCTTCAGTCTCAGAGCATTTAGACCCTCGCGCAAGGGAGTATTTCGAGAGGGACGTGTACGATTTTATGAGAATGGCTAAGGACACGGTAGTTGACATTGGATCGGTTGCTCCCGGTGCTATCGCCTCATTTAATGTTACGATTCGCGGGGCCGTTCCTGATGCCGGGCAATGTGTGATGGTCGGGCCTCCATCAACCTTTTCAGGACTGATTGTGCAGTCTGCTCTTGTGACGGCTGATGATACGGTGACGATAACCGTGCGTAATCCGACAGGCGGAGGCATTGATCCTCCTGCTGGCCTGTGGGGAGTAAGGGTGATGCCATGATCTTTTTGAGAGAGCGAGTGTTCGGAAAGTCGTACTGTTCATTTGAGCCGTTTACCATGATGGCGGTCGGCGCCGGAGTCGGTGCAGCAGGAAACATTTTTTCATCTATCATGGGATCGTCTGCGGCGAAGAAGCAGGCTGAAGCGATCAGGTACGCGGCAGATAAGGCCGCGCAAACCGCGCTTGAGGTCGACACTCGGCAGCGATCAGATCTTCAGCCGTACATGACGCAGGGGGCCGGGGCAGTCGATCTTGTCGGGCAGATTCTCCGTGGAGACAAAAACCTTGACGACGTACTCGGCAAAAGCTCGATTTTTAAGTGGCAGCAAAGTGAAGGAGAGCGTTCCATCAATCGTCAATTAGCGGCGAGAGGACATTACAATTCAGGTGTCGGGCTTGAAACGCTTGCGCGATTCAATACGCAGCTTATGGGTGAAGAGGGCGAGCGATATTGGAGCAAGCTGTTCAATACCGCCACATTAGGGGGGAATGCGGCGGCGCGAGCTGCGACGAATACGACGAGTATCGGATCTCAAAGCATCAATTCGATTATGCAGGGGGGCATTGCGGCGGCTCAATCGACGGGCGATCAGTATAGATCGCTTGCTACGCTGGGGCCGGGTATTGCCGGTCCTGTGGTGGGCGGATTGAATTCGCTGATGCAGTATCAGATGTTCCAGCCGCTGTTAGAGAGCTATCGAAGCGGGAGAGGAACCGGAACGCGAGGGGCACTGGACATGGATTTCGACGTGAAAGGTTTGGGGGCGTTTAGTAACGATTAGGATTGGGGGCGGCAATGGCTGACAGCATTATGGATTTCAGCAAAACGATGCAGGTGATGGCGTCGTTCGGGCAATTAGCTGAAGCTCGTCGTCGAAACGACATTGCCGAAGAAGGGTCGATTCTTGAGCTTGGGAGGCTGAAGGTTGCTCAGGAAAGAAACGCCCTTGATCAAACCAAAGTAAAATTCGATATGACGGCAAAAGCGTTCGATGAAATAGAAAAGCTTTCAAAGCATCCGGCCTTTGCGTTGAACCCTGCACGTCAAATTGATCTGCGGTTTGCTCAAGCAAACCTTATTAAGCATGGGTTAAACGTCAACATGCCTATTCCCAGCAGGGAAGAATTGATCGGATCATACGAACAGTACGGCTCGCTGCTCAAGTCTATCCGTAGCGGAACGGCTGACGAGAGGCGCGATGCACTTGAGCAGATGCTTGTTGCAGCTCCTGAATTCGGGAAGAAGGTTCTTGACGAATTAAAGACGGCTGGAGAGCTTGACGCGCAAAGCGAGCAGTTAGCCATGAAGCTTGAGTTAGATAGGGTGAGGCTCAAGCAGATTAACTTGAAATCTGGGCAGCTCAAGCTCCAGCAGGGAATGCTGACGGAACATATAGGGGCGCTTTCTGAAACGCTTAACATCGGAGAGAAAACTGAATTCGAGAAGAACTATCGTGAAGTATCAATGCTTGAAAAGCCCAACGCTAGGGCCGCGTATTTGAATCTGCACCCTGAATTTAAGAAAGCATTTAACGAGGCGATTACGGCACGGCAAACGCAGTCGCTTAACTCGCTTTCTGAACTAAGGGATGTCCTGGCCTCCAAAGAGGACGCAATCAAGATCGCACAGGATCGGTACGGTCTGGCCCCTGATGAGCTTGTGGAAGAGACAAAAACTCTGCGAGCGGTTGTGCAAGCGAGAGATTCAGAGAGTAGATACTTTCTTGACCCATACGACAAGAACAATCTCCGCGACGTGCAGAAGAATATGCAGGTGCTTCGTACGTTCTACGGTGTCGGAGAGAAGAAAATTGCAGGGATGGATCAGGAGAAACTGAACTTCATGCAATCGAAGTTCTCAGATCTTCAGAAAGAAAAACTTGCCACAAATTACGCTCAGGAGAAATTCCTTGAGTATCTAGAGGGCGGCATGTCCGACAATCAGGCCGGACTCATTGCCATGAAAGATGCGTCGAAGAAATATCCTGGCGTGGCGATAGACTCCAAGGACATGAAAAATCTGAACAAGGTCGGGAAGCAGGAAATCGGCATTAAGATGGGGCAAGAGGACGTATCGAGAAACATGAAGGCAATCGAGTCGGCTCAGCACGTCATTGATTACGCGCATGAATTGAAAGACCGTATCGAGAAGAATCCCTCCATTATCGGGAAGGGAGCGAATTTTGCGACTGCGCTTGCCGGATCGTTGCAGCAACTACGGGCTGTTGCCGGAAGCGATCCGGCAGGAACGAAATTCCTGAATACGCAAACTAGAGATGAAGCAGAAGCATTTTACGAAATACTGGTCTATCTTCAGGCTCGTTCAATGGACCCCAGCGGAGCATTGGACTTAAAGGTTGTTGAACATGCGAGGAAAGTTCTCGGAGACATGAATTCGATTACGACTGGTCCTGCGCAGATGCTGAATAAATTGTCGACGGTAACGGGCGCGGCAGAGAAAAATATACGATCAGCAAGAAGAAATCTTCAGCTCGGCGTCAAGGCATATATGGAGGACGATAACCGCAAAGCTTCGGAATTGACGGCAGAAGAGTTAATGAGGGCGCTAATGAAGGAAGTGGGTAAATGACGATCTCTCGACAGGACGCCGTTAATGAATTAGAGCGGAGAGCGAAGGAAGGGCAACTTTCTGAGCGCGGGATGGAATTGTGGCAGGAAGTGAAGCGCCGACAATCGTTGCAGCCGACAGAGGATACGTCAATTTCCAATGCGCGGCCTACGCCACAGGACGACAGTATCTTTAGACCTGTGGGCATTGCGGCGACTGGATTCAATAAGGGGCTCGGATCGTGGGTCGACATGCTCAATGAGGGGCTGAAAGCGATCGGATTACCCATGAACGACGAGCCGTTTATGGGTACGGCATTTGTGGACAAGTATTTCGGCGGTGCAGCACTTAAGCCACAGAATACGTTTGAGGCGGTATTGGCTAGGGCAGGATTTGAAGTTGGAGCAAACGCGCCGTTACTTGCAGCGTCAACGACGGTTCAAGCGGCGGCGAAGGCCAAGCAGATCGCCGGATCAGCTCCATTACTGACAGCTCCAGAAACGGCTCGCGGCATGGTGAGTCTTGAGTCGATCAAGAATCTGCCTTCTGCCATTGCCCAGGAGCTTGCCAGCATTTCCCCGTCAAAACTTGCTGCGCTGGAATCGTCTTTGGCTGCTGGAGCAGGCGCCGGAGCGGAAATTGTGCGTGAAGTGTTTCCTGAAGGTGGAAAGATGGCTGAATTTGTCGGGGAGTTACTAGGGTCGTTTACTCCGTCTTTTGTATTGGGGCTGACAAGGAAAAGCATTGAGCTTGTGCATGGTGTGAGTCGATCGCTTCTAGGATTTGAGACTGAATCTGAAACCCGTAAGCGGCTTAGCGAAAAACTGAAACCGGCAGCAACGGAATCGCAGATCCGAGAGGGGATCGAACGCGCAGAGAGGCTTGAGGCAGAAATTCCAGGCGTCAAGCTCTCTGCAGGTGAGGCGACCAAGGGTGGCGTGGTGTCTGATGTGCAGGGCGCATTTGAGCGAACAAGCGTTCCTGCAAGAGCCAAGGCCAGAGAGCAACGAGGCCAGAACATTGAAGCGGTGCGAAACTACTTCAATGCTACGGCCCCGGAAGGCAACACAACGCGATACGCTGAAGCGCTAGAGAAAGAGCGCCAGCAGAACCTGGACCTGTTGGAAATCGGCGTAGCAAGGACTCAAGCGCGTGTAGATGCGGTACGTGGAGACATTTCAAAGCGTTCCGCGAATCTATTGAACAATATGGAAGCTCGGATGTTTGCCGCAGATCAACGGATCGAACAGCGGTTGCGTGTGATAGGCCCACAGCTCAGCAACGCGCAACGCGGAGAGGTCATTCGGTCGGCCTACAAAGATGAATTGGCAAAGTTCAGAGAACAGTACAAGACGGAGTATCAAGAATTAGACAATCTTGGCGTGGCAGAGTTACCTGTCAGCGGCACTCTTTCAAAGCTTGCCGACATTAAGGCGCAATTTCCAGAGCAGTTCCAGATTATATCAAAACTTAATCCACGCGCAGGCAGGGTGCTGGAAAATCTTGGGAGAGATTGGGAGTTTTCGCAGCGGCTGGAGAAGGCCGCTGATGATCTCTCGATTGTAGGGCCTAGCCTCGACCAGCGAGGCGGTTTTACTGTCACGCAAGAGGAATTAGGACGTGGATCAACAAAGTCAACGATAGGCGTTAAATCCGCCTATCCGAATTGGTACAAGTCTCTGGCTAACGAAAAAGTAGCGGGAACGGACAATGTTCTAGATCGTGAAACGATAGAGAATGCGATAGACACACTGAGAAACGGGACGCCTCATGGACTCCATCAAAAAACGCTCGACCATGTAGCTGCGGCGATAAAATCGGATTCAGAATTTAGAAATACTCCGTACTATCATCCGGCGATGAGCGATCTAAGAGGAACCCCTTCTACCGACTTTAGGGTTCTGAGGCAGGTGCGGTCAGACATTCTTGCCCTTTCGCGTCAGGCTAGGGCCTCTAACCAGGGAGTGCAAGGGTACGTACTGAACGAAATCGCGTATGCGATAGATCAGGACATAGACAATCTGTTGCCTGGGGCGAGTCCGTTTGCCGATCACTTCCCAGATCATGCTCTCCGTTATCGAGATGTTTCACAGGGGTATCGGCAAGGAAAAGAAGTTTTGCTGATGGGAACGGCGAACAAGCTACGGCAGGTCAATAAGTACGGAGATCCCACTGTGGACGATGATTCAATCGCCGGACTCTTCTGGAAGAACGAAACTACCGTAGAGCATTTCCAGAAAGCGTTTCAGCATAGAGATGAAGCGAAGGCCGCATTGCGTGATTATGCTCTGGATAGGTTCATGCACTCAACGACGTATCGTACTCCTGACGGGAGATTGTCGGTCGATACGGCTGCGGCAGAAGAATGGATGAAGCAACACGCAGATAAACTAAAGATGTTTCCTGATTTGGAAAAAGTGTTTAAGGACACATCTAAAATTCAGGAAGAGGCTGATGTTTTGCGTACACAGGTCGAAGAATTTAGGCGAGGCAAGGCCGGAGAAGAGAGGCTAAGAAGGAGACTTGAAGCTGAACGCAAGCCTGGAGATTTCACAGACAGGGATATTGCCGCTGAGGAATCAAAGGTCAGGCTGGCTCAAGACCTTTTAGATCGAACGAAACTCGACTGGCAAGCATCGAAGGCAAGTCTATTCTTAAAAGAGAAGGCTAGTGTGGCTGGCTATAGAATTGCGACAGCGACAGATCCTCTTGCGGAGTACGAAAAAGCAAGGGCATTAGTCAAGAATGATCCTGATGCGGTCGCAGGGTTGAATAAGGCGATTTGGGAAGGCTTGACGGAAAAGCTGCAGCCGAAAATTATCAGCATGACAGGAGAAACGAATGTCGGTGTATTCCACAGGGAGTTACAGCGATGGATCGCCGGACATGGCAAAATCATGGAAAAGGTGCTTGGTACGGAAGGATTCAAACGTATCGAACACGTTTCTGACGCGCTTGAGGCGATTGCCAGGGGAGGAAAGGATAGATCTGATACAGCGATCAATTTGCAGGTCGGCTCAGCGTTGATATCGACGTGGATTTCAAGAGCGTTTGCAGTCGTCAGCGGAAGAGTCGGCCATGTGTTCGGTGTCACTGAACGTGCCGCGACATACCTCACTAAGACATTTGAACGTATGACGGCAAAGCAGCAGGAAGATATTCTGCTCGAATCGTTCTTTGACCCGAAGGTATATCAGACGCTGGTATATGCCGGGCAATACGGTCCTGACAATCAACTCGTTAAGCATCAGCTCCGGTTGCATCTACTGAACCTTAGCGAGCAGAATTCGGAAGCACTCAATAAGGATAATCCATGAGCGTTCTTCAGCGAGGGCAATTAGGACCGTTCTTTTATCTTGGCGTGATCCAAGGCGGGGCAAAACTATGGCATTACGAGCCAGGAACGGCGAGCGATAAAAACCTCTGGCAAGATCGGGCAGCCACAAGCACCTTACCGCAGCCTCTCGTAGCCGACGCAAACGGCATGTTTAATTTCTTCGCTGACGGGCTCTACAAGTTTGTCATTTGCCGCAATGATAGTTCAGGGCCATCGGATAAAGTTTTGTACACGCTGGACGACTGGCAGTTTGTCGACCCCACAGATACATTGTTCGCTGAAGGCGTCCCGCTGCCAACTTCTCATACCGTTGCTATCGGTCCTGAAATCATCGCGCATTGGACGGGATCGACGACCGTACACTTCCTGACAGGGGATATTCCGTTTCATTGGGCAATCGCTGACGGCAACTTTACGTTAGTCGCCTCCAACTTACTACTGCTCCCTGCCGGAGAGAATGTATCAGTAGAATCGGGAGATGTTCTGTTCTGGCTGAATGACGGGGCAGGCGTGTGGCGACTAGGATCTCACTTTAAACGTGCCGGATCTGTTGTTGCCGTGTCGGACGGACGGACGAACACGGTCGCTGTTGCACAGGTCTTACGCGCAACGACTACCAATACTCCAGCGGCAGGAATCGGAACGGGTCTTGATTTTGAGGCTGAATCCGCAGATGAGTCACCCTCTCCGTTTGGACGGATAGAGTTTGCTGCCTCTGATGTTACGACGGGGAGCGAAGATACCTACCTGCAAGTATTGGCTAGGGTGGCTGGAGCTGCACTAACGGCGATCTATCGTTTTGTGGCAACCGGCGCAAACAAGGCGATCTTTACTCACGCCAACTCGGCAGACCGTACCTATACGTTGCCGAACGCCAGTGATACCCTGGTCGGGCGTGATACGACGGATACGCTGACCAATAAAACACTGACGAATCCGACCCTCAATGCGGCATCGGTCGGGACAGTCGGCGGTGCCTCCCCTGGAGCTAATATCTTGTATCGTGATAGTCTCATTAAGGGCTTCGCGGTCTTTCAAGTCGATGGGACATTGGATTTGGGGTTTAACGTGAGCAGCATCACCGATAACGGAGCCGGAGACTGGACGGTTAACTGGGCCACGGCCTTCAGTACCGCTAACTATGTGGCGTGTGTGACCCTCGAAGGGGAATGGCACGCGAATTCGTATGATACGAATAACGATGCCGGGGAATCCCTGACAATCAAAAGCAAGACGGCCTCAGCCCTGCGAATTAACAATGCGGCCTATGAATCAACGGGGCCATCCCGCACCTTGGCTGACCCGGCCAGCGGGTGCCGGATTCACGTCATTGCGATAGGACTCCAGTAAGACATGGGATCAACAGCGCAATTTCAGTCATTTGGTCCGTTTTTTCGCAACGGCGTCATAGTTACGGCTCCACGCCTCTTCCATTATGAGGCCGGGACATCGAACGCGAAAGACGCATTTCTCGACAGACACAAATTATCCACGGCGCCACAGCCTATCGTTGGCGATGCGAACGGCATTGTTTCTGGGCATTTCGACGGAGTGTATAAGATCGTTTTGACGCTGGCAGATGGAATCACGGTTATTTATATACGCGACAATTTCTCCATTAGCGAATCGCCTCTTGTACTGGAAGGAACGCTTCAGTGGAATCCTGGCAATCTCGTCGACGGAGCAGGGGTCACTTCATTAGACATTCCAATAACAGGGCTTGGATTCGGAGATTTCGTGATGGTCGCAGCCCCGTATGATCTGCAAGGGGTAATTGCAACAGCTTACGTTGCGGCCTCTGGAATCGCGCACATACGCCTACAAAACGAGAGCGGAGTAGCTGTAGATTTGGCTGACGGGCAATGGTCGATTCGAGCATTTAAGGCTTAATAGCATGAATAGTTTGCGACATTTTCTCCCATGTACGCTGAGCAGAACGTCGGTCTGTATGGAATCGACTGTTGTGGCCGAAGAAGATAATTCGGCTGATTCGACAGACTCATAATCGCCATCGTTCGCAGCATTATTTCATCTGCCGATTCTTTTCTATCCTGAACATCGTTAGCTCGCTGTTTGTTCTCATACGCGGCCAGAAACATCAATTCACTTGTTCCTAGCGTGAGCGGAAACAGGACGGCCCTTCCTGCAAACTCAGCTACATTCCCCATTGCCGTATCCTGGCTGAGCGGGGCGCATCCTGTGAATGACAGAATAAGCAAAAGGCAAATGAGATTGGTACGCATGGCTATCCTCCTTTGTCCCGCAGATCCAGTCGGCATACGCTTGGACAATCCCTGCTAGATATTCATAGTTCAACCGCGTATAGATTGCGACCGGCCTGCCATCGTAGTGATTCAGAATCGCTTTTGCAGTTAAGTCGTCTGCCTTTACCTGTGAATACAGATAGCTCGATAAGGTTCTCCTGAAGTCGAGTAATTGCACGTCTTGGCAATCAAGTGCTTGGCGAAAAGCGTTCCACTGTTTCCTGACAGACTTTGTTTGTATCGGTCTGTCTCCGTATCCCATAAAGAAGTATTTACCCTCGTTCGGCATGGCTCGCAACAGCCACGCGGCCTGAGAAGGAATATGCGTTTGCTGCGGTCTGCCGTTTTTCGTAACGCGCTTTATCCATTTTCCGTTAGCCAGGTCAACATCTTCTCGGCGCATGTTGCACAATTCAGTGATGCGGCACGGCACGATCAAGCGGCAGAGGAAGAACGTGCGATACTTCAACGGAAGCGATTCGATACCTGTCAACAATCGTGAAATTTCCGCATGAGTAAGAATCCGTTCCCTGGAGAGCATGGCGGGAGATTCGATCCCTTCAGCCGGATTTATTCCATCATAAAGGACAGATGTTGCCCCCGGCATAATTTCGTTTTTTGCCCACGTATAGGCTTGCGAAACGAGTCCAATGCCTTTCGCGCATTGTGATGGAGTCTTTATTGTGGAGGCTCTGAATTGCAACAGATGAATGCGGGTTACGCAATCAGCGGGTAGCGAAGCAAAATCGGCCTTTTCAAAGTAGCAACGGTACACGCTAGCATATCGCTTGGCTGACGGTCGAGATTGAAGTGAGTCGATGTACCGCGTGATAATCTCTCTGAACGTAACCATGAAGGTATTGTAAAGGTACAATACTTTCATTGTCAACGCTATTGACAAGTGCAATTCGGTTCTATATCCTAGCGCTTGTCAAACGCGGAGGGTCCATGCCGATCACCAATCCAATTGTGTCAGTCACAGTGGCAACCTATATTCCGCCATCTACAAAGCGACGCATGATTCGCATTCGCAGAAAGAACCCTCGCCTCACGTTGAGTAAGCAGATTCTTCAGTGCCTAGAGATTGCGTTGCCGAAACTTGAATTTAGAGTCGGGTTGAAGTTCCAGCGATAATACTTGAAGGGTGCGCTTTGAGTATTCTTGTCTCTTGCTTCGATAAGCATATCGTCGTTCGCGCTCCATTTACGTTCAAGGATAGGTGCAAGAGCATTGCCGGGGCGCGATGGGATGCTTCCATCAGAGCGTGGACCTACCCGCGCACGGCATTTTCCGCAATCGCAATAAAGCAGGAATTCCCGCACAGTTCCATCGACGAAGAAACAAAACAGCTCATTGCTTCTTATGCTCACGTTCTTGAGGCAGAGAAGTGCAAATCGGCAGATGATCTTGAGCCTATCCCGCTGACGAATCTCTCCCCCTGGAAGCATCAGTTACGTGCCTACCATTTTGCCAAATCGCTATCAGCGGTCATGCTTGGCCTCGACATGGGAACGGGGAAAAGCAAGGTAGCGATTGATCTCATTGTCAATAGAAATCTTAGAGTCGTTTTAATCGTATGCCCCAAATCGGTTGTCTCTGTGTGGCCTCTTCAATTCTCTACTCATAGTCCGATCACCTTCACGGTCTGTGCGCTATCTGAAGGGAGAATCGAGGAGCGGAGAGAGCAGGCGAAGCAGGCGATTGCGCTTGCTGCCGCACGGAAAAGTCCTATTGCGATCGTCATGAATTACGACGCGGCATGGACTCCTCACATGCGAGATTGGGTGCTAGGGCAACCTTGGGATGCCGTTGTACTGGATGAGTCGCACAGGATTAAACAGCCTGGAGGAAAAACTTCACTGTTCTTCAGTCGCCTTGGCGACGTGGCTCCTCTCCGTATCTGCCTAACCGGAACTCCAATGCCTCATAGCCCTCTCGATATTTATGGTCAATACCGCTTTCTCGACAAGGGAATCTTCGGAACATCGTTTTCGCTATTCAGGTCTAGATACGCGAGAACAATGCCGGTAGGCGGTGCGGCCTCACCATACGCGCAAAAGATAATTGGATTTCAAAACCTGGATGAGCTGCACCGGAAAATGTATCAAATATGCTTTCGCGTGAAAGCTTCCGACGTGCAGGATCTCCCGCCCGTAATTGACACGGTTCGGCATGTGACCATCGGATCGAATGCCAGACGCATTTACAATAATCTCAAGAAAGAATTCGTTTCAGACTTAGGGCGCAAAATGATTACAGCTAGCAATGCACTTACGAGGCTGTTGCGATTGCAGCAAGTGGCTGCGGGGTATGCCAGAGAAGATGATGATGTTGTCACAGGCAGGGCCGGTGAGCTTGTGGAAGTAGACAGAGGGAAACATGAGGCCCTCATGGAAACACTTGAATCGCTGGCTGACGATGAGCCTGTCGTTGTGTTCTGTAGGTTCATTGCCGATCTTGATACGGTTCATTCAGTGGCGAAACAGATAGGAAGGCGATCATTGGAGCTGTCGGGTCGGCGCAATGAACTGGCAGGCTGGCAGGGCGAAGAGGCTCCTATTCTTGCCGTGCAGATCAAAGCCGGTAGCGTTGGGATAGATCTTACTCGATCGCGCTATGCGATCTATTTCACGCTTGGATTTTCTCTTGGAGATTACCTTCAATCAAGAAAGAGATTGGATCGACCGGGGCAAACGCGCACAGTAACAAACATACATTTGATTGCTACCGATACCGTCGATCAGCAGATTTATGATGCCCTTGAAAAACGGCAGGATGTTGTCGAGCAAATCTTAGAGCATGGACTCGTTTAATGGCGAATCGGGCGAATCGGTACATCAAGCGCGTTCGAGAAGAGGAACGATTGAGGCGTGGAGGATACTGCCAAAACAACTCTTGTTCATTCAATGATTTTTACCTCACGTTTGCCCATTTGCGGCCTAACTCAGTGCGGGGTGAAGGTCGCGGCAGAAAGGAGAGAATTTTTCACGTTATCAATAATCCGCATGAGTATGCCATGTTGTGCTGGGAGTGCCACATGGGGTTTGATCACAGGGGGGATGAATTGGTGCTGTGCATTAGAAGGGAGGCGACGCATGAGTAGCGGATCATCTGGAGGAACCAGCACAAAGCTGCTACTTCAGAAATTCATCAAGCTCGATCGCATCATTAAGCAGAAAGAAGGGGATCTTGAGTCTCTGAAAGAGGAGCGAATCCCGCTGGAACGTGAATTGATTTCAAGGTTTGAAAGTGCCGGACTAGCATCAATGAAGTCCGTCGGTGGCGTGACGGTCTATGTACGGAGAGACATTTGGGCGTCTAATGCGAACCCGGCAGATCATCAGCATTTCATTGAGTGCATCAAGGCGCTAAGTGAAATGGCGAATCTTGTGCATGAAACAGTCAATGCACAAACCCTCTCGGCGGTTGTGCGTGAACACGCTAAGAGTGTGCTTGGAGAATCGCTGGCTACTGCTACGCCGGAGGAAATCGCGGCGACATTGCCGGAAGTGCTAAGGGGTGTCGTGAAAGTTACGGACAAGTTTTCTTTGAGGACTCGCAAGGGATAGTCACTTACATAATGGAGGATTGCGCCATGTCTATCGGTAAAGAAAAAACTGAAAAGTCGACTTCGCTTTCTACGGCAAAAACGGCTGAAGTTAATCCTAGCAGCTTTCGGGCGCTGTCAATGCCCACCAAGCAGATTGCGACGCTCATTAGGCAAAATATGGGAACGGCGGCGAACATCTTTGACCTTGATCGCGTGAAAGTTCCAGCCGGAGGATCGCTTCAATGGACCGTGCCGACACTGAAGGGGCAGGTAGATGTCCCAGTGATTGAAGGTATCCTCCTGATGATGAAAGACAATAGATCGTACTGGGACAAGAAGTTTGGCACTGGAGGGAAACAGCCGCCGAATTGTTCTTCTACTGATATGCGTAGGGGCATTGGTATGCCTGGTGGAGACTGTCAACGCTGTCCGTTTTCACAGTATGGGTCGGCTATCGGCATGGACGGAAAACCAGGGAGAGGGCAAGCCTGTAAACATATCAGGATGGCGCTATTTCTTCGGCAAGAAGAAGTGCTGCCTATTGTGCTGCTCATTCCTCCCAGCAGCGTCAAGAATTCCATGAAGTATGGTCTACGATTGGCGTCTGCCGGAGTGCCGTACTCGTCCGTTGTGACTCAGTTACGGCTTACAAGATCGCAAAACGCTGCCGGGATCGACTACTCAACAATAGACTTTGCAATGGCCCGAATTCTGGAGCCGGAGGAAATAGCTCGATCGCTGGAAATTGCGAAAGCGCTTAAGGACGCCTTTATGTCTGCAACAATCGACGCAGAGGCTGTACCAAACGAGGAAGTCGACTAAATCATGCCGGAGAGTAGAGAGCAGCTAGAGTCTTTTCTCTCGACACTCTGGCCGTCAGGATCTATCGGGGGGCGATGGCTTCTGTTTTGGGCTACGCCCTCCAAAGATTCTTTCTGGGTGCAGGAAGTTACCCCTGATGTTCTTGATCGTCTGGAGAAGTGGGGCTCAAAAGAAAACGTGTATCTAGGATGCGCCTTGCGTACACAAAATTTCGGATCATCACTTCGCGGCGAACGAAAGGATTGCTGCGCGATTCCCGGCCTCTGGCTGGACATTGATTACGGGACTGAACACAAAAAGAAGAATCTGCCGCAGACTGAAGCTGACGCTATGATGCTCATTGAATCATTGGGATTGGCGCCTACCATCATTGTTCATAGCGGTCGTGGCCTGCAAGCCTGGTGGAAATTCAAGGAACCGTGGGTTTTAGATACCGACAAAGAACGGAATACTGCAGAGGCGTTGACTAAGGGCTGGTGTTCTACCTTGCGTAAACGAGCCGCTTCGCATGGATGGGATGCCGACCAAGTAGGGGATCTTCCGCGTGTCATGCGGCTCCCTGGCCTATGGAACAGAAAAGGCGTCCCGAAGCGTACAAAGATCCTCTCGCTGGAACCTGAGCGAATATACAACCCAACGGAGTTCGACGATTATCTCTTAAATGAATCGTCTGATGTTACGGAAGCTCCGAGTCTGAAATGGACGTTCTCTCTTGACCTGAAAGCAGACCCTCCCGCAGAAAAATTCGCGGCTCTGCTAGACCTAGACCACTTATTTCGACTGTCCTGGCAACATGCAAGAACCGACCTGCAAGACCAGTCTGCTAGTGCGTATGATCTTGCCCTTGCTACGAGAGCTTTTGGAGCTGGCTGGGGTGAGCAGGAAGTTGTGAATCTATTAATTGCCCATAGGCGGAAGTATGGGGAAAACATCGAGAAGTCGATGCGTCGGGACTATCTAGAGCGAACACTTAACAAGGCAATGAGCGGGAAGGATTCTGAGCTGAGAAGAGAGGCGATTGAAGCGTTGAAGGCCGGGGCTCAAACCGCAGACAGTAGCACTACTGATCCGGCTGAGACATTAAAAGTCCTGAGCGGAGCGATTGGGGTACGCCTTACGAGATTTGTTCGATTCCGTGGCGGGGATAATTCTTACTTGCTTGAAGCTGACGGCTGCAACATCGACATTCCTGACGTTGAAATGCTCGATAGTCAATGCAAATTCCGTCGCTTGATTCTAGACCATACCGATAAGCGTATGTCGCAGATGAAGGAGCAGAACTGGCACCAATTTATTACGCGCTTATTTTCCACAATCGAAAATGTGCAGGTGGCCTCAGACTCAACGAGAAAAGGGGCCTATGAGAACTGGATTGAGCTTTACCTATCTGAATCGGTGACGAAAGAAGAGGATTGGGAACGTGCGGCCAGCGACAATCAACCCTTCATTAAAGGCGGCAAGCGATACATTGTCGCTGAGGGTTTCCGCTTGTTCCTTTATTCCCGTTTCCAAGAACGTATCACTAGCCAGCAGCTTACGATCGATCTAACGAAGCTAGGCTATCAATATGAACGACTGAACGTGCATAACCGCAGGAAACAACGGACAAAAAGAAGCGTTTGGTGCGTTGAATGAGCGGAGTCGGTGAGTCAAGGCGAGTCAAGGCTGAGTCAGGCTGTATTGCGGGTTAGGCTGTGATGTGCAGAAATATCATAACCCGTTGTTTTTACATATATGTGTTGCAAAATGATCGCATTAAGAAATCGTCAGCGAGTCTGGCGAGTCAGACATATATGTGCAAACTTTTTTGGTCCGAGACACACAAAAACTTTCTCTGACTACTTTGAAAAACACACTAAAACCCTCTCTGGGAGAGCGATTTATGCTGAGTCAGAATGGCGTTGTGGGTTTTAACATATTGATTTATTTGGCCCAAAAGTGAGTCAGTGTTCAAGTATCTGACTCACAGCATAAAATAAGGGTATTTTCCAAGGTGAATCTAAATGAATACAGGATTTTTGGCCCTCCTGGGTGTGGTAAAACTACCACGCTTAGCAGGATTATTACGGAAGTATGCGAAAAAGAAGGGTCAGAAAGCATTATCGCTGCTTCGTTTACTAGGTCGGCTGCGCGTGAGTTAGTAAGCAGGCATTTGCCGATAGACGATCAAAGAATCGGCACCCTACATGCGCTGTGTTACCGATCTCTGGATAGGCCGGAATTAATCAATAAAGACGATTTGGAGGCTTGGAACGGGTCACACCCTATCTGGCCCTTCGACAAGGGGAGAACGCACAACCTGGACGATCTGAGCGATGATATTGACGGCATTGGGAAGCTGGATGGTGACACCCTACTTGAAGAGGCTAATCGACTAAGGGGGATGGAAATTCCGATAGAGAATTGGCCTATGAGGGCACAAGCCTTCTACGAGGCGTGGAAGCAATTTAAGTTCGATACCGGCCATATCGACTTCACAGACCTGATTGAGCGATGTGTCACAGAGAAAACGCCTATTCCGTATAGAGCCAGTACATTCATCTTGGATGAGGTTCAGGACTTCTCGCCGTTAGAGCTGACGTTAGCGCGGCACTGGGGGTCACAAGCTGATAGGTTTGTTTTGGCGGGTGATGATGAGCAATGCCTTTACACGTTCAAGGGCGCCAGTCCTGACGCCTTTCTGTATCCTCCGATTCCACAGGACCGGATTACGGTACTCGATCAGTCTTACCGTGTGCCTAGAGCTGTCCATGCGTCAGCATGTGAATGGTCGTCCAAGATCCAGAACAGAATGGTTAAAACATATAAGCCTAGGGATTATGACGGGATCGTAGACCAACTGCCTATTACCTACTTGTACGTCGACCCTCTTAGGGAATGGCTGGAAGAATGGATCATGCGCGGCAAGACCGTCGCCATCCTCGGCTCATGCTCATTTTTTCTTAATCACACCAAGCATAAATTGAGGGAATGGGGTTTCCCTTTTCATAATCCATACAGAAAGCATCGCGGAGATTGGAACCCGTTAAATGTACGGTCAGGCTCAACGTCTGCTGCTCAACGTCTGCTGGCATTCCTAAAAATGAAGGATACGCAATCGTGGTGGACGTATGCCGACCTATATGATTGGACGGCTATCTTAGAAAGTAAGGAAGTTTTTACGGCTGGAGCGAAAACGGATATACGTCGTCACGCTGAGCAGTTCGGCGCCGATTTGGTGGACCCTCAAAAGCTTAGTGCCTGGATGCCTGGATCTAACATACGCGCAGCATGTGTGGAAGGGGATGTAGGCTGGCTGTGCGATCACACATTGAAGTCTTTTCTATCCCCGGTGTTGTACGCCAGTGAAATCATTCGTCAGCGTGGAGTAAGCGCGATTAAGGCTTCTCCGCAGATTATTCTCGGAACTATTCACAGCGTTAAGGGCGGGGAAGCAGACATTGTAATCCTGTTTCCTGATTTGTCTCCGGCAGGTATGCGCGAATGGGCAACACCAGGAGATAGTGAGGACGCGATACGACGCTGTTTCTATGTCGGCATGACGAGAGCGAGAGAGGAATTGTATTGGGCACAGCCAAGCGGTCGATCTATTACGGGGTATCTATGAAGGGGGATGTATGCTGCTATTTTGGCTGATCGGGGCACTACTGATCGTGTTCGCGTGGGGATATGGTTTGTGGGAATTTGCATGGATCGTTCAGACACTATGGATCTTTCATACGATTGTGATGCTGGCAATCTATGGCGAGGCGCGGCTGTGGAGCGAGGAGATTCAACCTGACGATGCCAGCAAGATGTATCGGCCTCCCGATAACAACCCGTACATTGGGGAGTGACGCCATGAGCCGGACGGACGAGCAAATGATGCGGGAGATTGTTGCAATCATTCGGCGTTCTAAGCGCGAATATCAGCGCAACCTCGATGCGGGACGGGCAAAGGGTGTGCTGACGCTCACGTGGCTGAACATCGGCGCGATCAATGCCTGCGATGATTTACTAACAGCGCTCAAGCGCAAAAAGGGAACGCCATGAGTGAATTTCGGCGAGAGCTTGAACGGTTACTGAATCGGTATTCGAGTGAGACGGATAGCCAGTCGCCCGATTTTTACATGGCGATGTATCTACGGGATTGCTTCGCGGCCTTCAATCGGGCTGTCGTCTTTCGGGATCAGTGGTATGGGTTGCATATAGAACCTCCTGGGAATACCTTGCCCCATCGGGGGAAAGGGACGCCATGAGTCTGAAAACCTGGAAACGGATTCATCTCCCTGTTCCGGCCTCACGCATTAAAACCTGGCTGGGGGCATTGAATCATAGTCTCAGGAAATGGACAGGAGCGGAGGCCGCCAATATACGCAAACACCAGCTGTCACTCGGCGATAAGACGGTACTCGTCGAACGCATTTATACCGGAGGGGAGTGCGCGCTCTGCTTGTTGGCACCTGAGAATTGTTCAGGATGCCCGCTCTATGAATCGCGTGGGAAGGTCCGGTGTGACATATCGATACAAGGGCAGTCTCCCTATAGTGCATGGATTTTCAACCATGACCCGCGCCCGATGATTGCGGCATTGACCAAGGCAAAAGCCTGGTATCGACAGCAACGGAAACGCAAAAAGGGGTGATGCCATGAGTGAAAGCGAATTTCAACTGGGCGTAAGGCTGGGAATGAATTATGAAGTATTTACACTCGAAAAAGGCCAAGCAGTCTTGCAATGGCCTGCCAACATGAGCAAGGAAAGCTATGAGGAGTTCAAGGCTTGGCTTGACCTTATTGCAATAAAGGTAAAACGCCATGCGGCCAAACGCCATGTACCCGACATAACCCACATGGGAGCGGCGGCGGCAACGGAAACGCAAAAAGGGGTGATGCCATGAGCCTAACGCGAGAGGACGTGAAACGACTCGCCTGTTTGGTGAGTGGTGCTGCCATGTCCGAGATCGTTGACCTCTCACTCAATCAGTGGCTCGACCATGATGCTGCACAGCGGGAAACAATTACTGCGCTCGAAAAACAGATTCATGAATTCAGGGCGCAGATTGATGGCAATGATCGGGGCAAAGGAACGCCATGAGCAAACATCACTTGCTGGTCCGTCAACGTGCCAGACAGCAAATCGCTGGCGTGAAGGACATTACGCGCATCCACCTGGTGACTTATTGCATTGCCAGCGACCAATGCTGGGCCTGTTTTGCTGTGCCACCAAATGACCCTCAGCGTGGGTACGAGATCCTTGAAAGCCGCAATGTGAGCGTCCATTTCTTTCGCGACGCGACAAACCCGTGCGTGGTGGGCCAGTGGTACACGCTGGCCTATGTGGTCACGCAGTCGGAAGGATCATCGAGCGGCATGTGGTACGTCATTGATCTGTCTGACAAACGCAGGCGCAAAAAGAGGTGACGCCATGAGCCTGACAACCTGGACTACCGATAAACCGACCACACCTGGGTATTATTGGGCTCGAAATCCAAACGTACAGGATTCCGTGATGGTGTTGTTTGTGTATGAGGATCGCGTGGGCCATGTGCTGATGGTCGAACTCCCGTATAGCGACGTGTGTCCATTAGCCTCGCTTGACAAAGAATGGCAGGGACCGATTACACCATACCCATAGAGAGGATAACCGCCATGCAACCGTATCGGAAAAAGCCAGTCGTGAAACGGTTGGTGGATTAGACCCACATGGGAGAGGCGGCGTATACGCCGAAGGTGGATCATCGGAGGCACCATAACATCCTCCGTGCGGGGGTAGAGGTTCCCCCATGCCAGCGCGGGACTTGTGCCCAAACGGGACGGCAGGACCAAAACCAAGCCGGTGCAAATCCGGCCCTCTCCCACCGAAACGAAAGGGGGACGCCATGAGCCTTAATCAGCGGGTTATTCGCTGGTTCCATCGTTGCTTCGATGCGAATTGGGTCCGGTGCAATAATTGTCTCTGCCGTCGTGAATATCTTAGGGCTGATGTCGACCTACTCCGAAAGTGTCCTGTGTGCGGGAAGTCGGTACGTGGATATATTGAGAGGATGAATTCGGCAGGCATATTCCGCGATGGAGAATGGATATTGCCATGAATCCGTCAAGCTGGGGTGAATTATATGAACTCACTCATTGGGACTGGAGCGAACAATGGAAAAACGTGGCGAACGGGACGAGAGGGGAGCAACCCGTAGAACTCGTAGAACTCGTCTTGCAGATGGACTGCGCATACCATCGGAGCGATCGTCAAGCGTTTCTCTCACTCAGAACACAGCTAGAGAGTCAGCCGTCGTGGATAGGATTGTCGCGGCAATCCGTAGAACGCCAGGATCATACGTCAGAAAGATCCACGGAGGCGCCTTTACCGCAGGGCTCCCTGACCTTGTGGGATGCCATCGAGGGCGATTCTTTGCCGTCGAAGTGAAGCGCAGCGGTCAACGTCCAAGTAAAATGCAAGTCATGGATTTACTGAAGTGGCGAGCTGCCGGAGGGTTCGCTGTCTGGACGGAAAGTTATGATGAATTCCTGTTTTGGTGGAACGCGGTCGTCCTGAGTCCGTGAAGCGATTCTACGGCAAGCTGAACGGTTCGAGGGATCGTCAGCAGTCCGATTTCGTATTTCGTAATCGTGTTCCTGCATAATCCCAGGGCGGCTCCGAGATCTTTTTGCGACCATTGCAGTTCAGCGCGGAGTTTCTTGAGTTTTTGCGGTGTCATTGGCAGATCCTTTCGCGTGTGAAATTGGCCGGTTTTTTTGTAGGACGGCGCGCACAGTGCGCGATCATTGGCTTGGTTTTTTAGTAGGGCGCAACGCACAGTGTCGCTAATTTACCCGATTTTTGAGTAGGATGCCACGCGCTCTCTGCTCCGATGATGCGCGGCCCGTATGAACCTCCCGCACAAGGTACATATGCGTCGTGAGAAATGGGAAAAACGGGGCGGGGAGCTGGCAGGGGGGGCGGATTACCGCCTTCCCCCTGCCTGGTCCGTTACAGCCTGCCTTGGTCTGCATAGCTATAAAAGCGCCCCTGTCCGATGATTACATGGTCTAGAACCTGTATCCCTACCAGTTTCCCTACCTCAACTAGTCGCGCAGTGAGGGCATTGTCTTCCTGGCTGGGCGTCGGATCTCCGCTAGGGTGATTGTGGGCCAGAATAATTGAGTGGGCCCCTGCGACAATAGCGGCCTTAAACGTCTCACGTGGATGTACGAGGGATAGCGTCAGCGTTCCGATAGATACCGTGTGGATTCCTATTACTGCGTTTTTAGGGTTCATGAGCAAGCAAACGAATTCTTCCCTATCATGCCCGGCGTAGTATTCCGCCAGAAGGCGCCGCACGTCTGAGGATCGACTAACCTTTGGCAGAGATTCAGCACAAACCCCTTCTACCCTCACGATGATTCTTGGAAGCTCAATAGCGTTCATGGTGTCGCCTCCCCTTCGGCCTTGGCAATAATGGTTCGATAGCTCTTTTCACGGTCCTGCAATACCTCTGCAACAGCCTCCAGCCTTCTTGCACGAGCGACTTCGGCTCCTAGCTTTATATCGTCGCATGCGTCTTTAAGCGCCTTCAGCAAATCAGGAGCTGCTGCAAACAGGTGCGCATTGGTTTCTGCTGTGCCGCCATGTTCGGGGCACATGCTTGCTTCATGTATATCTGCCAGCACAGACCGCAACCCGTCGGGCGTCACCCGTTCGATGGTGTACCGTTCGCAGAAGGCTGCTTTACTGGTCGTGGTATTACTTAGATTGCGAATGATGTATGGGCCTGGTGTGTATGTCATAGTGTCGCCTCCCCTTAGGCTAGAGATTGTTGACCAGTATCGTATTGTCGAAATTTCGCCGGCGCTGATTGCCTTTTATCTGCATGATGTGAGAGCGGTATCTTTCCGCCATGACAAAAAGAAGTTCCCTCAATTCGTGTCCGTCCCAATCTTCAGGGATACGATTGCGCCTAAAATTCTCAAGTATTTCCTTTCTGAGATTGTCTGTCATTCCCCGCACGAATCGCTTTTGTTCGCGTCTAGTCATGGTTCATGTCTCCCCTTCTGGTTAGCTAGATTTTCAAACTGCCTTTCATAGAGTATGTTTGCCGCCGCTTGATCGTAGGCCACTACTAGTCGACCATCAGGGACTTTAAATAGGAGGTTTGTCGGCTTCCTTGTTACTGGGCATTGCTCAATGCTCACGGTATAGCCAGCAATTCCGTGCTGTCGGTCCGTTGGTGTTACTTGAGTGCTATACGATTTACAGTAGCCCGCTAACGTGGTCATGGTTCATGTCTCCTTATAGGTCAATCCAATGTGGCGCGGTACGCTAATGCTTGAGAGATTTCTCCATCCTTTGATAAGGCATCAAGCCAGTCGCGCCACGTAACACGGACATCCGTGGGGTACATCGTTCCGTTCCCTGAATAATTCTGAATCTTTTTCCGAGGCAATTCAGGAAAGGTTTTCCAAAAGAGCCGCCGTAATTCTCGCTGAGTAGTAATCATGGTTCATTGCCTCCTTGGTTACGGCCGTCTTAGTGAGATAAGAATAGGTCTATGTGCCTAACTTCAATTTTAACTTCACCCTTCACACCTCCAAGAGCGATATAGTTAGGGTAGATTGCTTGCGCCTTACGTTTGGAAGTTGCACATCCAATCATCCGCCACAAGCTATCGGGCGTTTCTCGGAGATATACGTCAAACATTGTCTTTCTCATAGTCTATTCCTCCCCTTCGGCTCTATCGTATTGCAGGAGTTGTGTTCGCACGCGTTGAACTGTGCGGTATTCCCACTGCCACGGATACTCATGGGCTGCTGCAACGCCATACCAACAGCTGACTACTGCCCTTAGTGCGGCACAAAATTCCGCTCCATGAGGGGGCCGTGGAAAATACGCTGAACCTCCTTGGCGTTTCATATACTGTTCTGTTGAGAGATGATGGGAAAATTCATGGAGTACACCATCAGTCCAGTGCCAGTGATGATAACGATTACGCAGAAGTCGGATTATCGATAGTCTATAAACATAGCTATCGCATCTTCCTCTTAGTTTCCATTCCAGCACTGGTGCAGAAACATGAAAGTGTTTAGCAAGTATGCGCGTCATACGC